ATGAGCGACGCCCCGGAAATCCTGCTTGCCCATCACCTCAAGACGCTGAAACTGCCGACCTTCCTACGAGAACACCAGAAACTGGCCCGGCAATGTGCGGCGGAAGGCGTGGACCATGTCCGATATCTCGCCCGGCTCGTCGAACTGGAACTGATCGATCGGGAACGGCGGATGGTCGAGCGGCGCATCAAGGCCGCCAGGTTCCCGGCCGTCAAAAGCCTGGACAGCTTCGACTTCACGGCCATCCCGAAGCTCAACAAGATGCAGGTGCTGGAACTGGCCCGGTGCGAATGGATCGAGCGGCGCCAGAACATTATTGCTCTCGGCCCCAGTGGCACGGGCAAGACGCACATCTCGCTCGGCCTTGGTCTGGCCGCCTGCCAGAAGGGCCTGTCCGTCGGCTTCACCACCGCCGCGGCCCTGGTCAGCGAGATGATGGAGGCCCGCGACGAGCGCCGTTTGCTCCGCCTTCAGAAGCAGATGGCCGGATACAAGCTTCTCATCATCGACGAACTCGGCTTCGTGCCCTTGTCGAAAACCGGCGCCGAACTCCTGTTCGAGCTGATCTCGCAACGCTACGAGCGCGGATCGACCCTGATCACCAGCAATCTGCCTTTTGACGAATGGACCGAGACATTCGGCTCCGAACGCCTCACCGGCGCGCTTCTCGACAGGCTGACCCACCACGTCAGCATTCTCGAAATGAATGGCCAGAGCTATCGTCTCGCCCAAAGCCGCGCCCGAAAGGCCGGCTGACCCCTTTCAAAAAATACCAACGGCACAAGCACGGAACTCTGGTCGGGCTACGCCCTCCCGACGTTCCGTGCTTGTGCCGCTAACTGGCAGACTTTTGCGCCGCCGCGTGGCCGGGTTTTACTCCGCCGTTGACAGCCAAGACCTCGCGCGCCGGCGGGGTCTCGGCCACGAAGGGAACGGCACGCACCGGGAACCGCTCGCCCCACTGGCGTGCCGGCCCGAGATCGACATGGATGAACCCCGATCTCGGGTAGAAGCCGAAGCCGAGGAATCCGACCTCGCGCGCCGCGGCCTCGAAAGCCACCGGGTCGTGGTTCGCCATGGCGATATCGAAGGCGGCGCCGTCGAGGTGCTTCGATCGGGTCGCGCCGCCGACAGGGCGGTTATGCTTGGGGCTACGGCAGGCTGAGCGGACGATTAGCGGCATGGGCTGTTGCGGGGTCGCACCTGACACACCTTCGGTGAGATTAACCTTCGCCCAGCATCTCGAAAAACCCGCCATCCTCGCTGGGCCGCGGATCCTCCTTGAGATCGAAGATCACGCTGCCGACCACCGCGCGCCATTCCGAGGTGATCCCTACGCTCTGCGCGGACCGCCGCACGGTGATGATGACCGGTGCCTTCGATACGAGTCTCGCCTGCATGACTGCCTCGGAGCCGCGCAGGTAGTGGATATGTGCCCAGATGGTGAAGCGATCCTCCCATCCCTGGATGACCCCACCCATGTCGTCTTCGATCATCACGAAGGACTGGAATGTGACGCGCCGATCGAGCTGCCCCGGGTCCCTGCTCACAGCCGGATCCTGCGATAAGGTGCCAGCAGCGCCTCGACGGCGAAGGGCAAGGCGGTGCCTGTGCCCGTCACCTGCCGATGCTCGTACCACTGCGTAACCAGCAGCAGCGTGGCCTGGCGGATGGCGGCCGGCACGTCGGCGGGAGCGCCATAGCCCGCGGTGAAGGTAATCGCCGCAGGCCGGCCGAGGCCTGATCTCAGCCGCAGCAGCGGACGCTTGTCCTGCAGCTCGAATGCATGGATCAGCTCCCCTCCTTCTGCGTCGGTGAACACGGCGCTGCTGATCACGGTATCAGGAAACGGCAGCCGGATCGGCCCGGTGACCGCCGCCAGTTCCGCGCGCCAGGTCTGGGTCACAAGGCAGCGGCCGAGGATCCCGGACGGGCCGTCGAGCCAGGCGGTTGCCGCGTCGATGTAATGCTGGATCAGCAGGTCCTCGTCATCATGCGTGACCCGGGCCTGCGCCTTGACCTCGGCCAGCGTGATCGGCGTCGCGGCCGGTTGGGTGACGAGGACCAGCCGCATCAGTCCGCGACCTTGCCGTAGACGGAGGGGTCGACACCCTGTCCGGTGAAATCGGCCTCATCAGGACGCACTCGCTTGGGATCGTTCCAGTCGATGGCATTCTGCTCGGCCGTGGTACCTTCGCGCGGATTGGCGTCGATGCTCTCGTGGCTTACATCAACGGAATCCGTGATTGTGGGTTCGATGATCGCACCGGAGGCACCCTCCAGTGCGGCCGCTGGCGCAGGATCAGCGGCGCCATGAACGTCTTTCTCGATGGCGGTCGCACCGGCTTTCAGTGCGGGATCGTTCTTCTTCACAGCCATGGTGGCCTCCATTCAGACAAGGGTGGAAGCCCGGCGTTCCTCGCCGGGCCGCTGGGTCAGGCTGCGGCCATCCTGAGGACGCGCAGCATCTCGGGATTGAGGAGCCCGCCGCCCACGCGCTTGGTGGTGTAGAAGTGGACATAGGGCTTGTTGGTGAAGGGATCGCGCAGCACCCGCACCCCGGTGCGGTCGACGATCAGGTAGCCGCGGCGGAAGTCGCCGAAGGCCAGTGGCATGGCTCCGGGTGCGACGTCCGGCATGGCCGCCATCTCGGTCACGGGATAGGCCAGCACGTTCTGCGGCTGGCCTTCGGTGAAGGAGGGCTGCCAGAGGTAGTTGCCCTGACCGTCCTTGAGCTTGCGGATGCTTGCGAGCGTGTTGCGGTTGGCGACCAGACGGGCGTTCTGTGCCGCCTGACCGGGGAGCGAGTAGACCAGGTCGATCAGTTCGTCGGCGGTGATCGCGGTGGCGCTGTCGGTGGTGATGGTCGGGATCGCACCCCAGGGATGCGCCGCCGCTTTCGATCCGCCCTCGGCGTAGGTCAGGAACCCCGAGGGCTTGTTGACGCCGTCGCCCGCGACGAAGGCGATGCCCTCCTGGTAGGCGAACTCGGCCTCGATCTCGCTGGCGATCCACTGCTCGAGGTTGATCGCGGCATCATCGAGCATCTGCTGGGTCGCAGCCGGGTTGGCGTAGATCTCGCCCGGGGTGTAATCCAGATGCCCGAAGGTCGGCGTGCTCGTCTGCGGCCGCGGCGCCGTCTCGCCGACCCAGCCCGAGCCGAAGCCCTGCGCCGAGAAGAGCTTGCGGAAGCCTGCGCCCGAGATGGTCTGCACCGAGGCGATCTGGCGCATGGGCGAGACCTCGACCAGCTTGTCGGTGATGGTGCGGTCCCACTCGAGCGGCGCCAGATAGCCGCCCTCGGCGTCAGCGCCCTTGTTCAGCGCCGCCGAGACCTCCCCCTTGCGGAAGTGGGCGCGGAAGGCCTCGCTGTAGGCGGCATCGACCGGGCCGGCCGCCATCCCGCTGCCACCGATCCGCAGGGCTGCAATCTGCGCGGCCTGCGCGTCCATGGCGGCTTGCAGCTCGCCCACGGCGGCGTTGATGCGGTCGACCTTCTCGGCCCGGACCACATCCTCCTGGCCTTTGCGGAGGGCTGTCAGCTGATCACTGTGCTCGGCCTTGAAGGCCTCGAAGCTCTTCTGCAGCTCGGCGAAGATCTGCTTCGGATCGCCGCTGGCGTCGGCGCGCAGGGCGACGATCCCGCGCGTCAGCACGGGGTGGGACATCATGTTCATGGGATTACCTTTCAGGTGAGCGTCTGGATGAGGGACCGCGCGAGGGCGGTCCAGTCGTCGCCAGCGCGCGGCGTGACGTGTGCGGCAGCGTCCTGCGTGCCGCGGAGTTCGGCCAGGAGCGCGCGGCGTTCCGACCGGGGAATGTTCTGGCGGGCGAGCAGCGTGTCGATCCGGCGCAGGGCGCTCGGGGCTTCGGGCTGAACGCCCCCACCACGGGTCACATCGGCGGCCAGGAACCCGTCAGCGAGCCCGGCCTCGACGGCTTCCGCGCCCGTGAACCAGCGTTCGCTGTCCATCCACTCTGCTGCGATCTCGGGATCGACGTCCGCCTTGGCGGCGTAGACCTCCGCCATGGCTGCATCGAAGGGGATCATCGTCTCGGCGGCCGCGGCCATGTCGTGGCGGTTGCCGATGGCGACCACCCAGGCGTTGTGGACCATCAGGAACCCGGCGCGGCCGATCCGGACCTCGTCGCCGGCCATGGCGATCACCGAGGCAGCCGAGGCGGCAAGCCCGAGGATGCGGACGGAGACCCGGCGCGGATCGGCGCGCAGCAGGTTGTAGATTGCCACGCCCTCGAAGAAGTCGCCGCCGGGACTGTTGATGTCGACGGTGATATTGTCGGCGGTGATCGCGCGCAGCGCTGCAGCGACGCGCCGGGCGGTGACGCCCTCGCCGGTCAGGCCATCGGCGCCGATGACGTCGAGGATGCTGATCGTGCGGCTGCCGGTCACCGACTCCCGGCCGGGACCGGCGCGAAGTCCGGGGGTCCACTTCTCCAGCAGCGCCGGATCGGGGTCCCAGGCCTGCACCTTTGGTGGCCGCGACAGGTTGATCGGCGGTGCGCTGCGCAGCGTCATGGCTCTCGCTCCTCTGTCTCCGGCGGCGGTCCGTTGCCCTCCTGCCCCGCCGTCCGCGGTGCCGTCATGTTCGGCGGCGGATAGTAGACATCGCCGCCTGCACGCGGGTTCTCGTCCTCCAGCGTGCGGATCTCGTTCGGGCTCCAGACACCCCATTGCAGGCCCTTCACATAGGCTTCCCAGCGGGCCTTGATGTCGCCCTTGACCAGGGCCGCGCGGTTGAAGCGGGCGTAGAGGTCGGGGCGTGCCTCCGGGATGAGATCGCGGGCGATGGTCTCCTCCCAGGTCGTCAGGTGATCCTCGAGCGTGTAGGCCACGAAGCCGATCGACTGCTGCTCGATGCCGGTGCCCCAGCTGGTCGACTTCTCGGTGTCGCCGATCATGTGCGGCGGGACCCCGAAGAACATGGCGATGTCGGCGCGGGTGAACTTGCGGCTCTCGATCCACTGCGCGTCCTCGGCGGTCATCGCCATGCGAGCGTAGTCCATGCCTTCCTCAAGGATCAGGTGCCGGCCTTCCTGCTCGCCGCTCGAGCGGAACTCGTCGAGGCCCGCCTTGAGGTTGGCCACCGCCTCGGGCCCGAGGCGTCCGGGGTGGCGCAGCACGCCCGAGACCCGGGCCCCATTGCGGAAGGTCGAGGCACCGTGCTCCTCCATCGCCAGTGACAGCCCGATCGTCTCGCGGGCATGGGTGATCACCGAGACGCCGGTGACGCCATCAAGCGTCATGCCGACGAGATGGAACATCTCGGATTGCCCGAGCTGCACCCGCACCCCGTCGCGGCGGATGTAGACGTATTCCAGTTCCAGATCGTCCCTCTGCCGACAGGCCACCCGGTCCGGCTGCAACGGGATCAGCTCCCGGACCTGTCCGCGCGAGCGGACGATCATCGCATAGGCATTGCCGCGCAGCAGCAGATGCGTCTGCATCATGCGGCGGAACTGCGAGGGTGTCTGCCAGCGGTTGGGCCGGCGCCGCAGCAGGTGCCAGAGCGGATCGTTCGAGGCGTCCTCCCGGGTGCGATCGTCGATGCGGCGGCGCAACTGCAGCGGCAGGGTCGCGACCGCGCCCGCGATGATCCGCACGCAGGCGTGGACGGCGGCCACGGTGAGCGCGGCTTCGGGCGAGACACGAACGCCGGAGGCCGTCGCGGAGCCACCGCGCAGCACCTGCTCCAGTTCTCTGGATGTCTGGACCAGCGTGCCGGTCCAAGTCCCGAGCGCGGCCTGTGGGGCCACACCCGGAGGCGACGGAGCACCGAGACCAACAGCCGGGGCGCTGCCGATCGATGCTGCAGAAGCAGGCGCAGGACCGGCCCGCTCGCGCGAGCCAACGAGGCGGGACCAGAAGGACATGCAGCATTCCTGTCAGCGAAAGGCCCAGTCAGAGTGGCCCGGTCAGAGCACCATTGGCCTGCGGGCCGCGTAGATGGAGCGGCCGGCGGATTCGTCCCGCAGCATCGCCCGCCCCAGCGCGTTGCAGAGCGCCACGATCCCGTCGATGCGCTCGGACGAGCGTTCCTTGTCCGGCTTGATGTTGCCGGCCGGGTCGTGCCGGACGGCGACGTTCGAGGCGTTCCAGCGCAGCACCGGATGGCCCCCGTGCCAGAGGAGCCGCGAGACCGCGAGCCGCTCGAGCTCCGCCGTGGGCGCAGCCATGCTCAGGAACCCCTGGCCGAACTGGACGAGGTTCAGGCCCTCGTCCTGCAGATGCTGGACGATCTCGCCCGCGAAGGTGCGGTCATAGGCGAGCTCACGCAGATCGAACCGGCCGGCGAGACTGACGATCTCCGCCTCGATGAAGGCGAAGTCGGTGGCATTGCCGGGGGTGGCCACCAGGAACCCCTGGTCGCGCCAGACATCGTAGGGCACCCGGTCACGGCGGGCGCGGCGGAGGATGTCCTCCTCGGGGACCCAGAACCGGCTCAGCACGATCCACTTGCCGGCCAGATCCCCGAGCGCTGGATCCCGCGTCGGCGGAAACAGCAGCAGGAAGGCCGAGAGGTCGTTGACCCGGGCGAGGTCGAGCCCGCCGTAGCATTCACGTCCCGCGAGCAGTTGCTCCAGACGGGCAAGCTCCCCCGCGATGTCCGCGCCGCCGGCCGTTACGGGCAGTCCACCCTCCGCCCAGACCTCCATGTCGAGCCACCGGGTGACCTGTTCGGTCCATTCATTCAGGCGCAGCCGGCGGATCGCGTTCTGCTGGGCCGGCATCTCGCGCGCTTCGTCGATCTGGCGCTTGAGATCGTCGATCTTCACCGTCACCCCGAGGCTCGGGTTGGCCTTCACCCAGACCTTCGGATCGGTCCAGTCGTCGCCTTCATCGATGGTGGCGATGAAGCCGAACCAGGGATCCGCCGTCTCCTGCGGCAGCGTCCCCTCCAGCGCCTTCACCGAGAACTCGTGATGCTGGCGGCAGACCGAGTGGCGGTCATGCCCGGCGGTGGTGATCTCGACGATCAGCGGCTGGCGGCGCGCGCCGGTGGCGGTGTTCAGCTTCTGGATGATCTCGGGTCCGGGATGCTCATGCACCTCGTCCACGGCGGCGAAGTGGACGTTCAGCCCGTCCATCTTGCTGGCATCGGCCGAGAGCGGGCGGAACCAGGAGGCGGTCGGCAGGACCGCGAGGTTGTTCACCGTGCGCGTCACCCGTGCCGAGAGCGCCGGGCTGGCCGCGACCATGCGTTCCGCCTCGCCGAAGACGATCCGCGCCTGATCGCGCGTGGTCGCGGCGGCATAGACATGGGCGCCGGCCTCGCCGTCGGCCACCAGCGCATAGAGCGCGATCCCGGCCAGCAGGGCCGACTTGCCGTTCTTGCGGGCGACCTCGACATAAGCCGTTCGGAACCGGCGCAGGCCATCCGCCCGCTTCCAGCCGAAGACGGAGCCCACCACGAACTGCTGCCAAGGCTGCAGATCGAAGGGCTGCCCCGCCCACTCCCCGGTCGAATGCCGCAGGTGGCTGAAGAACTCGATCGCGTGGAGCGCCGCCGCGCGGTCCCAGACAAGACCGCGGGCCTTGCCGGCCTTCAGGTCGCCCAAATGGCGCTGGCAGGCCAGCCGGGTGAGATGTCCGGCGACAATCCTCCCATCAACCACCTTGCGGGCCCAGGCCGTCACTGGACAGCTCTGTGTCCTCCGCCCGGGGCCGGATTTACGCTGTGCTGCCACGGTTCAGAAAATCCTCGAACGGATCGCGGGTCTCGGCCGGCGCCGCCATGCGGATGCGGGAGCGGCTGGAGGGCGTCAGCCCGAACTCGCTCTCGATCTGGCCCATCTGCGCCAGGCACTTGTTCGCCACCGCGAGAAACGGGTTCTGGATGATGTTGCCGCCGGCGGTCTTCACCACCGGGCCGCGGCGCTTGACCTCGGCCTCTGCCTCGAGCCAGCGCCGCCAGATCACCACGTAGCGGGCGAGCGCCCCGGCATCGAGTTCTGTCATCACTCCGTGCCGCGCCAGCAGCTGGGCCAGTTCCGTGAACTTCGCAGCGGCCGCATCGTCGAGGTGATCGGGCGGCGGCGGCACCGCCACGACGGGCTGGGGCTCGGCGGGGTTCATCCGGTGCGGCCGCGCCGTGCCCTTCACCAGCTTCAGCTGCGTCGGAAGGGGTTTGCGGCCAGCCATGATCCTGATGTCCCTCTTTCCGCATTGCGAGTGGCAGCTGGACACGCCATCTCGTAGGCATGTGCAATCTCTACAGCCAGACTCGTGCCCAAGAGGCGATGCGGCAGCTATTTGCCGCCGTGGACAAGCTCGGCAACCTTCCTGCCCAGCCGGAGATTTACCCCGACCAAATGGCGCCGATCGTTCGGATCGGCCTGGACGGCGAGCGCGAATTGGTCAGGGCCCGATGGGGACTGCCATCACCGCCCTCGGTCCTGAAGACCGCCCGTGACCCTGGGGTCACCAACGTCCGCAACACCGGCTCGCCTCACTGGCGCCGTTGGCTCGGGCCGCCACACCGCTGCCTCGTGCCACTGACAGCCTTCGCCGAGCCGCGCGGCAAGGGAGAGGGCAACCAGTGGTTCGCGCCAGCGGACGGACGGTCCGTCGCATTCGCCGGCATCCATGTCCCGGGTTGGACCTCGGTTCGCAAGGTCAAGGATGGTCCGACCACGGACGACCTTTTCGCGTTCCTCACCACCGCCCCGAATGCTGAGGTCGCAGCGGTCCACCCCAAGGCGATGCCGGTGATCCTGACCGAGCCTGCCGAGTGGCTGACGTGGATGTCCGCGCCCTGGAGCGAGGCACGTTTACTGCAGAGGCCCTTGGCGGATGGTGCGCTGGAACTTGTCGACGGTGCCGCCTGATACCTCGTGGTGATGAGGACCGAATCCTGCGTTTGATCGTGCGGTTGCAAACGGTGCCAAGGTGATCGAGGCCATGACGGAAAAGGGCGATGGAGATCGTCGCGGCAGCGTTCGCGCCCCCGATGGAACACAGTGGTACCTGTTGCGGCAGGTCAGTGCGGACTGAGCGTTGGGAAGGACAGCGACCTACTACCTCCCCAACCGTTCAAACAACCGCCGCAAGGTGAACGATCGAGCGAGGCTCACCGCCGTGAACACCGCCCCGATCCTCATGTTCTGCGCCAGAGTCGGATTCCAGCCGAACTGCGGGAAGATCAGGATCTGCGTGACGACGGCCACGCCATAGCCGACGAGCACGTTGGCCAGCGACTCGACCAGCGACATGGTGCGTGACTGACTCATGCGGCGTCCTCCTCGTCCTGATCTATCGCGCCGAGGCGCTCGACCGTCACCTCGGCGAAGGTCCGGCCGTCGCCATCGAGGATCGCATCCTTCCCTGTCTCGGCCTGCCAGCGCTCAACGGCGACATCGACATAGGCCGGGCTGATCTCAATCGCGAAGACGCGGCGGCCGTTGGCCTCGCCCGCCATAATCTGCGATCCCGAGCCCGAGAACGGCTCGTAGCAGAGGCCGCCCCTCGCCACGTGCTGGCGCATCGGAAAGCCGAAGGCGTCGAGGGGCTTCGGCGTCGGATGGTCCGGGCGCTCCTGCTTGGCGAAGCTCGGCATCTCCCAGGTCGACGGCAGAGTCTCCTCGGCAACCTTGGGCGGGCGGTTGGGACGGCGCCAGCCCATGAAGCACGGCTCGTGTTTCCAGAGGTAGTGGGACCGGGTCAGGACTCCGCGGTCCTTCACCCAGATGATCTGCTGGTGGACGAAAGCGCCGGCCCGTTCCCAACACTGCTCCAGCATCGCCTGGCGGCGGGAGGCGTGCCAGCAGTACCATGCCGCATCCTCGGTGATGGCTTCCGCCACGGCCGCGCCGATGAACTGGTCATACAGCTCCGCCCCTTGGCTGCTGTCGTCCCAGGTGACGCCGTAGGACTGCGACCAATCCTTGTTGCGCGTCGGGTGATTGCTGCCGTCGTAATCGACCAGATATGGCGGATCGGTCGCGAACAGCACCGCCCGCTCGCCGTTCATCAGCCGGCGGACATCGTCATGGCTCGTGCTGTCGCCGCACAGCAGGCGGTGGTCGCCGAGAAGCCACAGATCGCCAGTCCGCGAGACCGGGTTCCGCGGCGGCTCGGGGATCACGACCGGCGCGGTGGATCCTTGATCGGCATCTTCGGTGCCGGCCAACAGCCGGTCCAGTTCGCCATCCTCGAAGCCCATGATGCCGAGATCGACCCCGGCGTCCTTCAGGTCGCCGAGCTCCAGCGACAGCAGCGCCTCGTCCCAACCGGCGTTGAGCGCGATGCGGTTGTCCGCCAGCACCAGTGCCCGCCGCTGGTTGTCGCTGAGCCCGGTCAGGGTGATCGTCGGCACGGTATCCATGCCGAGCAGTCGCGCCGCCAGCACGCGCCCATGACCGGCGATCAGCGTGCCGTCCTCGGCGATCAGCACCGGGTTGGTGAAGCCGAACTCGCGGATCGAACCCGCAATCTCGGCCACCTGCGCCTCGGAGTGGGTGCGCGCATTGCGGGCGTAGGGAACCAGGCTGTCGAGGGGCCGATAGGCGACCTCGAGTTCACGATCGAGCATGGATTAATTCCTTCGGATCGGGGGCTACCCCCCCCTCGTCATTTTGGCCACGGATGCAGAAAGCTTGGCGCGCGGTCCTGACGTCGAACCGCCCAGAGATCTGACCTCCCCCCGGGTCAGTCGGAGGACTCGCGCCCGGTCCGCCGATTGCCGAAGCCGCCATCCTCGGCAGCGGTCTTGCGGCTGTGGCAGGGGGCGCAGAGCGGCTGCCATCCAGTCTGATCCCAGAACCGGGTGGTGTCGCCGCGATGCGGGGTGATGTGATCGACGGTGTTGGCGGTGGTCAGGCGCCCCTGGCGCTGGCACTCGGCGCAGAGCGGGTGGTGAGCCAGAAACAGCCGCCGTTCTGCCAGCCATCGGGCTGAGCGATAGAGCGCGCGGATTGCCGGGTCGCGCTTGCGGTCGGTGTCGCGGTCACGTTCGCGCTTGTCGCGCCGCCCCACAGGGCGATGGATGGGCGGGCGCTGCGGCATGGTGCCTCGCAACGGGACAGATGCTGGAAGAACGGAACGGGTGGAGAAGACCGGGTGGCGCTCCTGGCGCTCTTCTCCCGATCATGCCCTGCTTGTAGCACGGATCTGTTGCAGGTGTCGAACAGGAATGTGTTGCAACACTCTGGACTCACGACGCATTCAGCCGCGCCGCGATCTTCGTGAGCGCCAGCTGCCAGCGTCGCCACGCCGTCGTCCGGTCGCAACCCAGCTCGCCGGAGATGACCTTCCATGGCACCCGCGCCGCCCGCGACCAGATCAGCTTGCGTTCGGTCTCGTTGATCCAGAGTGCCCAGTCGAAGGTGCGTTCAAGCGCCGAGATCGCCTGCGCCGAGGGCACCACCCGCATCGGCTCCGGCTCCATCGCCGCGATCTCGCGGGCGCTGCGCAGGATCTGCGGCCAGTGGCTGCCGTGACCGCGCGGGGCAGCGGAGGGGAGCCTGCGCAAGGTGCGGAACGCCTCGGCGAAGTGATCGGCGACATCGTCGGCAGTCCAGTTGCGCTCAACCATCGCCGCGCCCTCCCTCACTAGCGCAGGGGCCGTAGAGCTTGCGTCCCAGTTGCGCGACCATCTCGCGCTCCGGCCAGGTCAGGCGCGGATCGTCCAGGCTGACCGCCAGCAGGCCCATGTCCTGCCAGCCGTCGCGCTTGACCTCATCGGGGCTGCGCCGCGTGCCGCCGTAGCCAGGGGGCGTGTAGCGCATCGTCGTCAGTTTCATTCGGGCCATCGTCTTCTCCTGTCGTTCTGGCCGCAGTGGTCGGGTGAGGCAGAGACGAAAGAGAACGGCGGACCGCGGGCACGGACGTCACGGATGGGGGGCTCGGCCCCGAGGCCGGCCCTCCCATACGTAGTATGGGGGGTCCCGTTGTTCGTCCTCCAAAGCGGGTAAGTCTCTGTAGCAAAACAGGAAAAGAGGACGAACAGAGGTCGAACAAGAGGACGAACATGTTCGTCCTCGTCCTGCCCTAATACATTGATTTTGCAGGATTGAGGACGAACAACGGGGGAGGACGAACATGTTTGTCCTGAGGTCGAACAAGAAATCCGGGAGGACGAACAAACGTGTTGGAGGACGTTTTCACGCATGATCGTCCTCCGGATCGGGCCAGTCGGAGGGGTCATCCAGCTCCATGCACAGGCCATTGGCGGGCGACTTGTAGTGGCTGGGGATGACCGGTCTGCCGGTCGACAGCACCTCGCCGGTCGCCGGGTCGACCTGCGCCTCGCGACCAAACACCATGCCTTGGACGCAGAGATATCCGAACCGCGAACGGACGACCTCGTGACCGAATTCGGTGCCGTCGCGCAGGAACCGGATATAGCCCTTGGTGCTCAGCACATTGATCCGGTCACGGATGGTCGACTGGCTGCCGAGGCCGAACTGGTTCTCGAAGGCCTCGCGGAACTGCGTCGAGGTATAGAGCCGCCCCTCGGCGGCCTCGGCGAGCAGGATCGAGAGGATGACGTCGCGCTTGCGATCACGCTCGGCGTCGTGCCGCGCACCCATTTCCTGGCCGACCAGGCGCTCGAAGCGGTTGTCGATCTCCACCCACGTCCCCCCGATCTTGTCGACCAGCTTCGGCTCGAGCGCCGGGCCGTTGCGCAGTTCGATCTCGAGGCGGCGGGCGGTGCTGTCGTCGTCCGGGCGGTGCAGGATCAGGCCGCTGGTGTAATAACCCCGCAGCGCGCTGGCGCCGGAGAGAGCCAGGAACGGATCCTCCTTCACCTGCTGCTTCGAGAGCTTCTTCGTGTGGTGGACGAGGATGACGCCGGCATCGGGATTGACCGCCGCCTGCAGCGCTTCGACCCGCTCCTTGAGGAAGAACATCATCGCGCTGTTGTCGTTCTCGCCGCCGCTGTCGGGACCGCCGTCGAAGACGTTGCGGATAGGATCGACGCAGAGGATGTCGGGCGGGCTGTCGCGGAAAGCGCTCCGGATCGCCTCCAGCACCCGGGTGACGCCACCGTGGTCGAGCAGCAGCTTCAGCCGCGGGGTGGCGACGAAGCCGTCGCGCGCGGCAACAAGTACTTCGGACGGCAAGCCGATCTGGTGCAGGCGCTCGCGCAGGTAGTGGTACTGCAGCTCGGCCTGCAGGTAGAATACCCGCAGCGGCCGCGGCGGCGTGAAGCCGAGGAACGGCACGCCGGCAGCCATGTGCACGAGCCAGGAGATCAGGAAGTCGCTCTTGCCGACCTTGGGCGCGCCGCCGAGGACGAGCAGCCCGCCCGGGGTGAGCACGCGCGGCGCGATGATGTCGTCGGGAAGCGCGCTGCGGTCATCGAGCAGCTGGCCGAGGCTGAACCAGGCGAGCGGGGCTGTATGCGCCTCCTGCCGCGGCGGCTGCGCAGGTCCGTTGCGTTCGAGATGACGCTGCCACAGCCGCCGGGTCTCGCCCTTGAGGCGATCCTCCGGCCACGGTGGCCGCAGCATGGCGGCGTTGTAGCCGCAGATCGCCTCCCAGGCCTCGTCGAGGCTGAGCCGGCCATCATGCGCCTGACGGAGGTAGTGCCCGATCGCGGCGCTGGCGCCCTGAAACCGGGTCCAGTCATCCTGCGCCCCCTCCCGCACCGGCGTGGTCAGGACGTCATCGACTGCGGGTTTGCTACCGGCGTTGAAGTCGAACCACGCTGAGCCTGAGGTTTCCGGGGTGAGCGCAGGCATCGCAGCGACGAGGGCCGCGAACTCAGCCAGATCGACCTCGATGGGCTGCTGGTCGACGATCCGGACCTGCGCCGTCCGTCCATATTTACCATGGATCGTCCCGGGCACCCGGATCGGCTGGTGAGCGGAGCCGAAGCTGTCGTCACCGCCGACCTTCAGCGCCATTGTCGCCCGCAGCTGGCAGAGCCGGGCCAGGTCCTCGCCCTCGGCCGGTTCGGTCAGCTTCCACCACAGATGCAGCTTGGGTTGTCCGGCCTCCGTCAACCCGCCGCTCTCGATGGTCAGCGTCGCCGGGCCGAGGTTGCGGCTCAGGTGGTCCCGCTTGGCGGAGATGTCGCCATCGTCGAGATCGACGACCAGCGCCTGCATCTGCCGGACATGCTCAGTGCGGGCCTCGCCGTTGTGTCCGACCGTGCCGGGGATCACATAGATCGCACGGCCGACGGAAGCGGCGGCTCGCGCGGCTGTGGCCATGATCTCGGGCGCCCCCGCGTCTGCCGGGATCCAGCGCAGGTCGTTCGACGCCCCCGGCGTCACGCCCTTCTCGGGCAGGCCGCGCAGCGGGATCAGGCCGTCGCACCAGGAAAAGACCACGTCGACAAACAGCGCGATCTGATCGCGATCGATACCGGGCGCGCTCATTGCAGCCGCCCTTCGCCCGGCGCCATATCAGCCGGCTGGACGTAAACCGCGAAGAGATCCTCGCCGTCGCCGTGCTGGCCCGCAGCCTCGAAGAAGTAGTACCGATCCGGGATGACCAGTTCGGTCAGCTCCCAGCGCCGGTAATATCCCGGCAGGCGTTTCAGAAGATCGGGCGGCGGGACCGGCGGCAAAGACATCGATCAGGCTCGTGAACAGGGGCTTCACCTGGTCAAAAGCCACCCCCGCACGCCGATCGGGACATTGAGGACGGGAATAATATGTGATATCTAATGCAGCGTGTGATATCGATGGAGGCGGCCGTGGCCCAGATCGTCGTGCGACAGATCCCGGACGAGGTGCATCGCGCCCTGAAGGCGCAGGCAGCCGCCCATGGCCGGAGCGCCGAGGCAGAGCTGCGCGAGATCATTGCTCGCGCGGTTCTGCGCGAGGGCCGGCCACGTGCAGGCGATCTGATGCGCGGCATCTGGTCCGGTGCCGAGACCAGCGACCTCACGCTCGAGCGCGACCCCACCCCCGTGGAGCCGGCCCGCTTCGAATGATCATCCTCGATACGAACGTCGTCTCGGAGACGATGAAGCCGGTCCCCGAGCCCCGGGTGATCGACTGGCTCAACCGCCAGGAGCTGAGCACCCTGCACCTGACCACCGTCAGCCTGGCCGAACTGCGGTTCGGCATGGCGCGGCTCGAGCCCGGCCGCCGCCGGGATAATTTCGAGCTTCGACTCGAGCGGATGCTGACGGAGGTCTTTCCCGGCAGGGTCCTGGGGTTCGACGCAGCCGCGGCGAATGCCTTTGGCGCGCTGGTCGCGCTGGCGGAGCGGCACGGGCGGACGGTGAGCTTCCCGGACGGCGCGATCGCCGCCATCGCTGCGGCGAACGGCTATCCCGTCGCCACCCGCGATGTCGCGCCGTTCATCGCCATGGGCGTGGACGTCGTCGATCCATGGGACCCGATCCCTCCTGGCCCATGATGCTGTCGCAGCACCGCGACCGCGCGCTGATACCGTTTTCGGGCCGCGGGTTCCGACAGGCCAAACGTCATACCCATTTCGAGCTGGCTGGCACCGTCCAGCGCCACGCCGAGAACCAGGTCCGCGTCCCGGCCGATGACGGCGACGAGGTCGCGCCGCAGTTCCACGCGCAGGCGAAGTTGCTCCGCCCATGAGGGTGGCGCCTCCAGCCAGTCCGGGTCCAGCGACGGGCAGGATTGCTGCCGGGCAGTTTCTCGTCGGGCGGCACGCAGCAGGTCGCGTTCGACGTTCCGAAGCACGGTTGCTGCGATCCGGTTGACCCGGCGGAGGTCAAGCGTTCGGACTTGCTCGGTCGTTCGCGCCAGCAACTCGGAAGCGACCTCATCGCGGCTGCCGACACCTCGTCGCAGGCAACGGCTGCGGATCGCATCGAGGCCGGGCCAGAGGGCCAACAGCAGCAGCGTCAGGGCGCAGTCGGACGCGGGCCTGCCGCCCTGCGCCGCCCTGACGAGAGCGACGAGGATCAGGTTCTTCTGGCCCTGATCGGTGGGGGTGCGGTGCAGCCCGTCCAGCAGGGCCGCCGGATCCCGGAACGGCGCTAAGGCGGCCTGCGTGCGCCGGATGGCGTCGAAACTGCGCTGGAAGTGAAGCTTGGAAGATGAACCAGCAAGGTGATCACGGATCTCGTGCCACGCGAAGGACATCGGACGCCTGCCTTGCGGCCAGGCGTCCGGCGCCTTCTCGTGGCCAGGTCAGGACGTCGCGCGTCTCTTGGGTTTCAGAGGGTTGGGTGGGGGCGCGCGTTGGCGCGCGCTTACGGCTTGTTCGTCACGTTCAGCGACCCGCAGCCGGGGCAGGTCGCAAGCACCGGAAACCCGACGACATAATCGAGGGGCTTGCGGCGGATCTGCATCTGACTGCCGTTGCTCTTGCCGAGGAGCCTCCCGCAGTTATGGCACCGCCACTCCCGCGTGAATTCGGCGTCCATGGCGCCGCTTCCGCCCCCAAAAGGGCGACGCGACGGATCGATGCTGTGTTTGGAATGTTGGTTCATTCGGCGCCTTCCTTCGTGACCTTCGAAAATCTGGACGTGCGGGATCGTTCGAAGCAGCGCATCTTGCTGCTTCGTGGTGAGGTCTTCGGATTGACTGGATCAGTTGGCTTAGCTGGGGCCGCCCTTGTCAGCCTCGGTCTTCTTCTTGGGACGCCAGCCGGGGGAGGCAGCAGCTTTCCGGCTCTTGCGCGCCAGCTCGCGCGCCTCGCGGAACTCGGGCTCGATCTCGGCGAGTTTGTCGACGAGGCCCTGCAAGTCGTACATGTTGGTCTGCCGACCACCGTGATCGCCGTAGCGCTCCTGCCGGCGCAGGAGCCCTTCGTTTTCCAGGTCGGTGATGTACCGCTGCACCTGGCGCTCGCTGATGCCGAGACGGGAGGAAAGCTCCTTCTTGCTCGGGTACGGCTTGCGGGCGGCATCCCACCAATGGTCGATGATCTGCAGCAGCACGGCGAGCTGAGACGGGTTGAGATGCAGCCGACGTTGCGCGCGCAGCAGCAACGACGGGATCATGCAGAAACCCTGCTCCATGACCTTCCCGCCCCACTTGTCCGCATTGGCGGATCGGCGCTGCTTCTTGGGCGGGGATTCCGTTTCTGATTGATTCTGTTCGGTCATTTGTGTTCTCCTTGCCTCATAAATGCAGCCTGCCGGGGCTCCACACAAGGCTCGGAAAGTGGACGTTTGTGTCTTGGGGGTGCAGACACAAGCATCTGGTCCCCCAAGTCGTCAGCGTCTCCTGATTAAGACGTCAGTTACGCAGGAGAACGGGAAGGCCCATAACAAGCATATGGAACCCCCAGACACGGATGGCCTATGGGGAGCACCTTGAGGCCGGTTTATGCGGCTCGGATTCTCGGTATCAGGCTCTTCTGACGGCAGCTGTCCCGATCAGGCCGACCACTTGGCTTTTCTCTCTCAGAGCGCGCTGCAGCCAAGCGCCGCATGACGGAGACCAAGTTGAAACGCCCCAATCCGCTCCCGCCCGACTACATGACCGCTGCCGAGCGCCGCGCCGAGCTCTGCGCCCTGCTGGCGCTCGGGCTGGTCCGGCTTATGAAGCGCGAGCGGGGCGAACCTTTTGACGAAACTGGAGAACGTTGCCTACACTATCCGCCCGACCAATGCCGTCATGCAACCCGGAAGCCAACGGAGAAAGCATGACGACGCACGACCCCATCCCCGCGCGCCTGGCCGCACTCAAGACGACGCCGACGCCCGACTTGAAGCAACAGTGGCGCGACCTGTTCGACAGCGAGCCGCCGCCGTTCAACCGGCGCTACCTCGAAAGCCGCATCGCCTATCGCATCCAGGAACTGGCCTATGGCGGGCTGAAGCCCGAGACGATCCGGCGGCTGGAGCGGCTGGGCGAGGATCTCGATGGCGGCGACCGGGCGAAGCGGAGCATCCGCGCCGATCGCGACCGCCCCATCACTGGCACACGGCTGCTGCGCGAATGGCAGGGCGTCGAATACATCGTCACTGTCACCGCTGACGGCTTCGAGTGGCAGGGGCGGCCCTACAAGTCGCTGTCGGCCATCGCCCGCGCCATCACCGGCACCCGCTGGAACGGGTGGACCTTCTTCGGGCTCAAGAACCACAGGGGCCGGACATGACGAAGGCGCCGGAGAAATCGAAACCCATCCGCAAGCTGCGCTGCGCGGTCTACACCCGGAAATCTTCCGAGGAAGGGCTGGAGCAGGAGTTCAACTCGCTCCACGCCCAGCGGGAGGCTTGCGAGGCGTTCATCGCCAGCCAGCGGTCCGAGGGCTGGGTGCTGGTCCGCGATCAGTATGACGACGGCGGCATCTCCGGCGGCACGCTGGAACGGCCCGGGTTGAAGCGGCTGCTGGAGGACATCGAGGACGGGCTGGTCGACGTGGTCGTGGTGTACAAGATCGACAGGCTCAGCCGCTCGCTGGCCGACTTCGCCAAGCTGGTCGAGGTGTTCGACCGCAACGGCGTGACCTTCGTCTCGGTCACCCAGTCTTTCAACACGACGACCTCCATGGGGCGGTTGACGCTGAACATCCTGCTGTCCTTCGCCCAGTTCGAGCGCGAGGTCACCGCAGAACGCATCCGCGACAAGGTCGCCGCCAGTCGGAAGAAGGGCATGTGGATGGGCGGGGTGCCGCCCTATGGATACCGGGTGGAAAACCGCAAACTGCTGGTGGACGAGGAAGCCGCCGCGCACGTCCGCTGGATCTTTGCCCACTTCCTCGAGATCGGGTCGGGCACGGAGCTGGCGAGAGAGATCACGAAACGCGGCATCCGAACGCCGCGCGGCAACCGGATCGACAAGAAATACATCTACCGGATGCTGAGCAACCGCGCCTACATCGGCGAGGCGGTCCACAAGGGCGAAAGCTATCCCGGCGAGCACGACGCGATCATTGACCGCGAAGCGTGGGAGCGCGTCTACGCCATCCTGCAGGAAAGCCCCCGCAAGCGCGCCGCCCGGACTCGCGCCGACACGCCCGCGCTGCTGAAGGGACTACTCTTCGGTCCCGATGGCGCCGCGTTCTCGCCGACCCATACCCGCAAGGGCGACAGGCTCTACCGCTACTACGTCAGCCAGACGGTGCTGAGGCATGGCGCCGGGTCATGCCCCGTGGGCCGGGTGCCAGCAGGCGAGATCGAGGCCGCCGTCATCGACCAGCTGCGCGCCGTGTTCCGCCAGCCCGAGATCGTCGCCGGAACGTGGAAGTCAGCGCGCATCCTCGCCGACGACATCACCGAATCCGACGCCCGTGGCGCCCTGCAGCAGCTGGGCCCGCTGTGGGACGAACTATTCCCTGCCGAGCAGGCACGCATCGTGGCGTTGCTGATCGAGCGCGTGGACATTGGCGTGGACGGCTTGAACGTCCGGCTGCGCGTCGACGGGCTCGGCAGCCTCGCGCGCGAGATGCTGGCAGGCGACATGGGAGCGGCTGCATGACCCGCGGCACGCCGGTTCCGGAGACGGTGACGCTCCACGTCCCGTTCCTCATCGTGAAGCGTGGTGGGCGGAAGGAGATGCAGTTGCCGGAAGGCGCCGCGCAGACGCGACGGAGCGACAACGCGCTCGTCAAGGCGCTAGCCCGCGCGTTCCGGTGGAAACGGATGCTCGAATCCGGGGAGTTCACGACCATCGCCGAACTGGCCGAGCGTGAGGGGATCGCGCCGTCATATATGAACCGCATTCTGCGCCTGACACTGCTCGCCCCCGAAACCGTCGAGGCGATCCTGGATGGCAGGCCGGGACCGGAGGTGACGCTCGCGCGCGTGCTGGGTTCGTTTCCGGTGGAGTGGGGAAAGCAGACGCTGCACTTCAGCTGAACGCCAACTTCGCCGCAAGGTTCGCGACGAAATGCTTTCGCGGCCCGCCGCTTATGCCATGAAAACACTTCCTTAAGGAGGCCGTCCATGGAAGATTGCGAAGGTGCGGTTGCATCTCTGGAGAAACGCAGCCGCGATAACAGTGATTTGCCGGTTGAGTTTATGGAAAGCCTTCTGCAAGGCCGCCTTCGGAACACTTACCTCGCTGCCTCGAAGGGTATGATCCCCCTGTATGAGGCCGTCGTAAACTCGATCCAGGCGATCGAGGACGATGCTGCCGCAGGTGCGCAGCCGATCCGATCACACAAGATCACAGTGAGGGTGATCCGATCGCTGCAGACCTCGCTCCAACTCGAGGGGAAAGGCAGCGCGCGAGAGAGGATCACGGGGTTCGAGGTCACGGACGATGGCATCGGCTTCACCGAAGACAACTGGAAGTCCTTTCGAACCCTCGACAGTCTGTGGAAAGCTCAGCGAGGCTGCCGCGGCATAGGGCGCTTGATGTGGCTGAAGGCATTCAAGCAAGTGCGGGTCGACTCGGTGTTCGCCGAGGACAGCGAGCTTAAATGCCGACGGTTCCGCTTCGATGTCGCGCACGATGTAAAGCCGGAAGGGGACGTGGAGTCTGCCTCCGGCCCAAAGCGAACAGTGCTTTGTCTCGAAGGCTTCGAGCCACGCTTTGCCGAGCAGGCGCCGAAGACAGCCCGGGTGATCGCCATTGGATTGCTCGAACATTGCCTCTGGTACTTTGTCCGAGAGCAGGGCGTTCCAGAGATCGTCGTCGAGGACGGGCCGGATCGCCTCGTGCTGGACGACCTCTACGACGAACACATGCACTCCGCCGCTCACGCCGAACAGGTCGAGATCAAGGGTGAGCCATTCGAGATTATGCATGTGAAGTTCCGCGCCGCCGTCAACAAAACTCACGGGTTAAACTACTGCGCAGCCGGAAGACTCGTGAAAGAAGAGGCAATCCAAGGGAAGATTCCCGGGCTGGCCGGAGCCGTGACGGACGATCGCGGACAGTTCACCTATGCCGCGTACCTCACCAGTCCATTCCTCAACGAACGCGTCGTGGAGCAGCGTATCGGCTTCAACATCGAGGACGAGGTGGACGGCATGTTCGCCGCTACCGACATCTCGTTCCGCGACATCCGAGAAGCGGTGCTACCACGCGTGAAAGTGTTTCTTTCTGATGCGCTTGAGCAGAACATTGCGGCCGGCAAAGAACGGGTCGCAACGTTCGTTGCGAAGAAGGCACCCCGATACCGCCCCATCCTCGCGCACATCCCCTCAGACGAACTGGTCGTTGACGCTAACATCTCGGACGCCAACCTGGACGCCTTGCTGCACAAGCACCTGTTTCGCGTGGAGCAGAACCTTCTAAGTGAAGGGCACAAGGTGCTGTCGCCCGGCGACGATGAAACCGAGGAGGCATACGAGAAGCGCCTAGATGACTACCTGCAGAAGGTATCGGACCTGAAGCAGTCCGACTTGGCGAACTATGTCACGCACAGGCGCGTTATCATTGATCTCTTGGCAAAGGCGATAGAACGGGACGCGTCGGGTCGATACGTCCGCGAGGACGTCATCCATGAGTTGATCGTGCCGATGCGCGTCACGTCGGATGACCTTGCGTTTCGCCGCCAGAGCCTGTGGCTACTGGATGAACGGCTCGCGTTTCACGACTTCCTCGCATCAGACAAGCCGATTGCTACCATGCCGATAACCGAGAGTGCTTGCGGCAAGGAGCCTGACGTTGCCTCCCTGCGCACCTTCGACAACCCGCTTCTCGTATCGGACAAGGCGGCCGGACCAGCAGCATCGCTCACGGTCGTGGAGATCAAGCGGCCGATGCGCAGCGGCTTTAAGGCGGGACAGTCCGAAGAGCACGATCCGATCCTGCAGGCGTTGGACTACCTGAGGCGACTCCGGGAGGGCGCGAAGGCGAAGAACGGCAGACCGATTCCGAATGCCGACAAGATTCCGGGATTTGTTTACGTGGTTGCGGACCTGACCGATCATCTCAGGGGGTGCTGTGAACTCCACCATCTCAAGATCACGGCGGACGGCATGGGCTACTTCGGCTACCACCCGAGCGCCTTCTACAATGCCTATATTCAAGTGATTTCATTCGACGGGTTGGTGGCGTCGGCGACAGAGCGCAATCGTGCGTTCTTCGACCGCTTGGGACTTCCAAGCAGCTAGCGTCTTCATTCGAAAAGGTCATACACAGATATTGAATCGCGCTACATTCAAATAACTTCGCATTGTTGCGTGATAGCTCAGTTTCTTATCTGCTTCAGCAGTTGATCCGATTTATTCCCTCGCGACAACAGTGTCATACAACCCGTAGTGAGTCAGTCCTTTGTGGCTTTCGATGCCCGTGTACCGCAATGAGGCGTCCTCGTAGCGTCGGAAAGCGAAGACCGCCTGGTTCATCTGCTCGGTGTTGAACACTTTGAGGCGCACGAGCAGGTGGAAATCCTTCACCGTCAGTCCTGTGACCGTCAGAAACAGGTCCGGCTCGAGCTTGGTGATCACGTCCTGCAAAGTGTTTTCGCGGAAATCGGTCAGGTACATGAATGCCGGAATCCGTGTGGCGAACTTGATCAGCTTCTCCTGCACAAGCTTCCGCTTGGACTTGTATTCCTTTTCCTCGGCCGTGAGTTCCTTCTTCTCCTTTTCAGTGAGACCGCCGTTCTTGGCCTTGTTCTTGAGTTCCTTGACCTTCTCGCTCTTGTTGATGATCGTCTCGATGATGTTGTCGCCTAGCGAGCGCCAACCCTCGATGCGCTCCACCGCTGCCATCGCTTCGGGGTTGTCGAGGACACGACGGAGGGTATCGTTGTCCACATTCACCAGCATCGCGCTTTCCCATTTGCGCGCGAGCAGCGTCGCCGAGGTTCCGGCCATCGCGATGTCGAGGATGCCACCCGCGTCGATCTGCGTCATGTTCGCGCCGTCGTAGGCCAGCACGGGCAGAAACGATACGAGGTCCTTAACGGCGTTCTCGGGGTTTGGCTCATTCGGGGCGAGACCGATCCCGTACTCGGACAGCTGACGAAGCGCCCTCGTCGGCGCGAAGTCGAACACGAAGCAGATCGGCTTTAGGATCTCCTCCTCGTTAGGATTGTCGCCATTCGGGTTCTTGATCGACCACGGAGACTGAACGCGAAACGCCGCCTGAAAGTAGGTCTCGGGCGATTTCAGATTGCGGAGCATCATGATCGACGACCACTGCGGCACGGTCACGCCGGTCGTCAGCTTGCCGCAGGATAGCGTGATCGTTTTTGTGTCGAAGCCGCTCCCGATCGCTTTGCGTACTGGCGGCAGCGCATCCAAACCGATCCCCGCCGACGCACCGGCAGAGACAACGACGTCGTAGTCGTGCCAGAAGGTGTTGTGCTTCTCGGCCAGCAGGTTGGCCATCGCGTGGCACGCCGCCACGTTGGGCAGAAACCAGAACGAGTGCTGTAGGTATGGCAGCAAGCGCACATCCGAGTACGGGAATGGCGGCCGCGTGCCTGTCTTGAGGCTCTCGACAGCCCGTGGCCCATACTGGCCCCGAATGATGTCGAGCCACTTCTGCACGTCGCTCTTGTGCTTGAACCGGGCGCCCGGCCCGATGCCGGTCGCGGAGAAGAACTCGTTGAGATCAAATTCGTCAAACTCCCCGGCGCTCGCAATTGCCAGGAGCTCATCGGGCATCTGGTACGTCAGGAGCCGCATCTGTGGCAGCGCGCCGTAGGGATTCCACTTGTCAGGATGCTTGGCGGCGAATTCCGCCTTCGCGCGTTGCTCGTCAGTGTAGGTCCAGTTGAAGATCTGTTCCTCGATGAACTCGCCGGTCGCGAGCGCCTTGAACGGCGTTCCGGACAGATAGACGTAGGCCCGTGTCGTGATAGGCAGGAACTCGGTCTCGTCGTTGGACAGGACGTTAAGGTCCTCGTTCACGCTATCTAGACCAGGGTCATATTCCAGCTTGGCCTCCTTTTTAGCGACCGCCTCTTCCTCGCCCTCGAACAGCTCTTTCGCGGTCTCCCGCCAAGCACCGAAATGGTACTCGTCGAACACGACGAGGTCCCAGTTCACCTGGTGCAGCCACTCGTTCTTCGCCTTGATGTTCCCTGCGGCGTCGCGGCCCAGCAAGTCCTGGAACGAGCCGAAGTAGACGACGGGCTTGGAGCGGTCGATCTGGGTTGGATCGCCGCCGGAGTTTTTCGACAGATACTGCCAGCCGTCGAAATCGACGTGGCTCTCCAGATCAGTCTGCCACGCACCCTCGACCGCTGGCTTAAAGGTAACCACCAGAACCCGCTTGGCGCCGAGTTTCTTCGCCAGATGGTAGGTCGTGAAGGTCTTGCCGAAGCGCATCTTGGCGTTCCAGAGGAACCGCGGCACCGCATGCATGTCCTCCGCCCAGCGGGACATGAAATAGCCATGCGTGACGTCCACCGCCTCGGCCTGCTCCCGGCGCATCGGGAACGTCAGGTGATGGTTGCCGCTGAATTTCTTGCCTGTCCGCAGCTCGGTCAGGACCGTCTTCACGTCGCTCAGCGTGCAATGCATCCACTCCAGTTCGCTGTTCGCAAAGCCCTTGCGGGCTAGGGCAGCGCGCACCTCGTGGTCGGTGAAAACAGTGCCGTCGTCCCGCTCGGCGGGCTCATCCAGTTCGATGCGGTAGTTCTTGATGGCGGCTGTCTTGAGCTGCTCGGCCACGCGCCGCTTCACCTCGCGCGTCGTCTGCCCGATCTTGAGAAGGCCTGCGTGCGCGTCGTCAGCGATCGAATAAGCGTAGATGCGGGGGCGGGCTTCCGGCTTCGGGGCGAGGATTTCGTCGATGGTCGGCTTATGCAT